ATTCTGTGAGGAAGAGTGGGGAGAAGATTTGGAGCGGATCACCAAGAATAAAAATTTCTACGATCCATAAAGCAAAAGGAGGGGAGGCAGATAACGTTCTACTTATGTTAGAATCATCAAAAGCATGTGCAGAAAGTCCTGATCAAGATTCCGAGATCAGGACTTTTTATGTTGGTGCAACAAGAGCAAAACAAGAATTACACATCGTAGACTCAAACAAAGATAATGGATTTAGAATATGAAAAAAGATAGAAAATATTTTTTAGAAGAAGCAGAAAAACTAATCAATGGACCGAGAGCCAAGGAATATGGACCAGCAAAGTTTAATCATGAGCGAATAGCTAAGATTTGGTCTGTTATTTTAGCTAGAGAAATAACAGCAGAAGAAGTCGTTGCTTGTATGATAGGGGTAAAGTTAGCTAGATTAGCTGAAACAATGGACCACGATGATTCTTGGACGGATATCATTGGGTACGCAGCACTTGGTGGAGAGATTATAAATCATGAAAAAGAAACATCAGTATAATTTAGCAGATATGGGGGGCGATTGGTTTAAAGCGAAAGGACCAGAAGAAATGCCAGACTTAACAAATGAAGACATAAAAGAAGTAGCATCCATGGGTTTAGAAAGTGATTGGTCGCCTCCTTCTTCTTTTCCAGACTTAACTAAGCACGATAGAATAGCTATTGACTTAGAGACAAGAGATCCTAATTTAATGAAACTTGGACCTGGTTGGTGTAGAAAAGATGGTTATGTTATTGGTGTTGCTGTCGCTGCAGGAGATTTTATAGCTTACTATCCAATCAGACATGAGGGTGGAGGTAATCTACCACCAAAGAAAGTTTTCTCCTGGTTAAAAAAACAAATGGAAACACCTCATATAGAAAAAGTATTTCACAATTCCATGTATGACTTGGGATGGCTTAGAGCCGAGGGTATAGAAGTTCAAGGCAAGATTATAGATACAATGATTGCAGCACCTATACTGAATGAGAATAGGAGATATTATAATCTAAATTCACTTGCAGGAGAATATCTTGGAGAGTGGAAAAACGAAAAGATGATGAACAAAGCAGCTGAATATTTTGGTGTAGATCCAAAGTCTGGTATGTGGCAATTACCTAGTCGTTTTGTTGGTGCTTATGCCGAACAAGATGCTAGGGTTACACTGAAACTTTGGGATCATTTAAGACCTTTATTAGATAAAGAAGAATGTAATGCCATTTTTAATTTAGAGTCTTCTTTGCTACCTGTTCTGTTAGATATGAAAACAAAAGGTGTTCGTGTTGATATAGATAAGGCTGAAGGTGTTAAAAAAATGTTGGCTAAAAGAGAGAAAGAATTACTTGAAGAGATAGTCAAGGACACGGGACTCTCTATTGAACCTTGGGTCGCCACATCTATAGCAAAAGTGTTCGACTCCCTTGGGATTCACTATTTTCGCACAGAAAAGTCTGGGTCGCCCATGTTTACAAAACAATTTCTCTCTAATCATCCCCACCCCATTGCGGCAAAGATTCTTAAGATTAGAGAACTTAACAAAGCTAATACGACATTTATTGAAACTATTCTTAATCATTCTCATAATGGTAGAATACATTGTGATTTTAATCCTTTAAGATCCGATGATGGAGGTACTGTTACAGGTCGTTTTAGCTCAAGTAACCCCAATTTGCAACAGATTCCTGCACGAGATCCTGAGATCAAAAAACTAATTCGTGGTTTGTTTATCCCGGAGGAGGGCCACAAATGGGGTTCCTTTGATTATGCATCACAAGAACCAAGATGGCTAGCACATTATTGTGGTAGCTTGACAGGAGAAAATAAACATCCTCAGATAGATCAAGTGATAGAAATGTATAATAAAGGAGATGCTGACTTTCATCAGATGGTAGCCGATATGGCGGGTATATCTAGAAAAAATGCTAAAACAGTTAACCTTGGTATTATGTATGGTATGGGCAAGAAAAAACTTGCAAATGTAATGGGGGTTGATGAAGAAGAGGCTACAAAGCTTTTAGATACCTACCATGAAAAAGTTCCCTTTGTTAGAGGTATAGCAGAAAAAACATCTAGTCATGCAAAAGAGCATGGTGTAATTAGAACCTGGTTAGGTCGTAAGTGTAGGTTTGATATGTGGGAACCTAATTCATACGGATACAATAAAGCTATGCCTCTTGCAGAAGCCATCAAAGAATATGGTCACAAAGGTAGAATCAGAAGAGCTTTTACTTACAAAGCACTCAATAAATTAATCCAAGGTTCGAGTGCCGACCAAACAAAAAAAGCTATGATAGATTGTTATAAAGAAGGTCTATGTCCAATACTGACTGTTCATGACGAACTATGTTTTAATATCAAAGACCAAAAGGAAGCAGATAGGGTTGTTGACATTATGTCAAATTGTATACCAAATCTGAAAGTTCCTTTTGAAGTTGACTCCGCCTTGTGTGACAACTGGGGAGAAGTTGATTAAAGACCAGACTTTACGAACATATCCAATTCAGGCATTGTATCTTCCTCTGGCTTCTCATTTTTGAAAATTTCATAAGCATGAGAAGTGATATTAGATCTGTTTAAACCTATATCTTTCAATGTTGCATCGTCTAAACTATTCAATGCACTTACTGTTCTCGCTATTTTAAATTTGTAGAACCATTCCTTTAACATTATATATCCTTTCTTAATAATAAAGCTTAACTCTGCATTTTATATATAAATTGTTTCCATCAAAAAGATAAGACAGCAAAAGTGAAAGATATTCTTTCCAAAAAAGCATAAATCAACGCTAGGCTATTAAATTTAAATGTAGAAAAACAAAGCCTTTTCTAGGTAGGAATCATACCAAAGCCTTTTGTTTCGTTAATTCTGAGGCATCTGAGAGCCTTATTTTTTGAGGGATTGCATAATTTCAGTACGTTTTTGATCAGACAAGCGTGACCAAGAAGAAATTTGCTCTAATGTTCTGTAGCAGCCAATACATATGTTATTTTCTATTTTGCATACGTTTAGGCACGGGCTTACAATAGGCTGTGATCTTTCTTTTTTCGTCATTGGGGTATGGAATCTCAGGTTGTTCGTTTAATCTTCTAGCAAAATACAGGCAGTCATTAACATTTTCAAATGTCTGGTCTTGATTAATAATTAATGTGCCTATCATATAGACTAAAGCAAACTCTATCATTCATCTTTGGTTTTCCAAAAGTATTCATCTGTATCACCAAGTCTGAACTTTTGTCCATTTTCAACTTGGTACTCTATTGTACTCACTTTGAAGTCTGGTTGCAATGGCTTGTCTGGAGTTAATGAGTTATCATAAACTCTCATTCTATTGTTTGGATATAAACAAAACTGTCCGTTGCTTAGTTCTATTATATTATGTGACTTGTGTTCTGCTGGTTTCTCACTGGTTGAATAATCGATGTGGTCTGGATCGACATTGTAATTATCTAGTGTTGCTACATACTTACCTGTCAGTGTTCCGTGGTCTCTGGTCAATACTTCAAAATCCATCGATCCTATGAATTGTTTAGAAATAGCCACCACACCATAATCCATGCAGTTCCAAAACTGAAGGTTGTAAAGATCCAAATCTGGAGTCGGTGTAACTGGGTCAGAAACGAATGCAGAAATAGGTAACTTGTCATACAAAGCACCATAATCAGGAAGGTAAGTTTCAAAATAAAAAGCTCTACCAGGAATAGATTTTGCAGTAACCCAAATGCCTTTAACAAATTCTCCATGACCATCTTCATGATCTCGTAAATATTCTCTTCGAACCCATACATCTATTGACGGTAAATTTACAATCGATGTTGACATTATGATTTAGGATTCTTTTTTCTAGCATTTTTTGTTCTTGCATATGATCTATTTTTAGAGGCAGATACAACTTTCAATTTACTTTTTTTATTTAAGGCATTACCACCAACGTGATGTACGTCTTTTCCATCGCCTTTTTTAACCTTACCTTTACGCATCATTTGTCTTCGAGCCAAGTTTCGATTAGCTCGTTCCTTTCTGCGAGACTTAGGTTCTATAGCATATTCTCTTTGGTAATTACGTTTGTAAGCCATTAATGCATTGTTCCGTTTGTTATATCGCTAATATCTACTAGACGCTCTGACATATAACTATCATGATAATCTCCATAAAAGCTATGGTTTCTCATGTGTGTTTCTTTTACAATCTCGCCATTCTTTATTTTAAGAACAATGAATTGTTGCATGATGACCTTGTCATCATCTTCTTTTTCTATTGCAGTTTTGAACGGGCCGTCTTTCATTATACAATCCCCTTTGTATATCCGTTTGCTCTAGTATATGTTAGCACATCTTTTCTATTTGCTAAATCGTTAACGTAAGATACATGTACCCAACCAGAATTAGGCTCAATACCATCCCAGCATTCTAATATAAGTTGATCGAAGTTTAAATTGTTTTCAATATATTTAGCAAGATCATAATTACTCACACCAAATATTTCTATATCTGCTGCTTCTCCATCACAGTGTTGTGAAGTTGGCTTTGATCCTATGGCTTCACACAAAGCCGGACTTCTGTATCCAGAATTAATCATAACTGGTTTACCAAAAGCTGATCTAATTCTTTCTAATACATTGTGGCACAAAGATTCCATGGCTATAATGTGAATCTCATTTGGTTTGTTTTCAATACCTTTTCTTTCAGCCGTCTGTGATTTTGTAAATTCTGCTAGCGAAAAGTTTTTTGATAATTTCATTGTGTTCTAG